CGCCACAGATACCCGTCGACCTCCTGCTCCTGCTCATATTAACTTCAATGGAACTCTCCGAACAGAAACCCACCAAGACAGAGCCTTTGAAGCAGGAATCAAAGCCTTCCAAGAAAAGGGCGGCGGTGTCCTCTCTCTCGCTGCAGGTTTCGGGAAAACCGCAGTCGCCTTGGCTTTTTCGGCACACATAAAACTCAGAACAATCATCATTGTACACAAGGAATTCCTCGCAAACCAATGGAAGGAGAGAATACAACAATTCTGCCCAAGTGCAACGATCGGTCGTATCCAACAAGATGTTTTTGATGTTGAAAAGGATTTTGTCATTGCTATGATTCAGACACTGTGCATGAGGGAAGTGGGGTCACTCGACCAATTTGGATTTCTAATTGTAGATGAGGCCCACCACATAGGTGCAGCCGCCTTTTCACAGTCCATGTTTAAACTGTGTCCTAAATATACACTTGGACTCACTGCAACACCGGAGAGAAAAGACGGACTCACTCGACTCCTGTACTGGTTTATGGGCCAACCCTTTTACACATTTCAAAGAGAAAATGAAAAGAAAACCAGAGTCGAGACTGTGTACTACCAAGACGAACACTACAAAACAATTCCACCCATGAATAAGTTTGGAAAAATCAACATGGCTGAGATGGTCACCCAAATTTCAGAATTAAATTCAAGAAATGAATTGATAATCGACATGATAAAGAATTGTGTAGGAGATGGCCGGCGTGTACTGGTGTTGAGTGACCGTCGTGAACAGTGTCTATGGTTCAATTCTCAATTCCCATGTGAAATGTGTGGTCTGTACATAGGAGGCATGACTGAACTCCAACTCAACCAGAGTGCAAAACGAAAAATTATTATAGCAACATTTGCGATGGCGCAAGAGGGTCTTGATATTCCAGTGCTGGACACCTGTATTCTTGCAAGTCCACACTCGGATGTGAACCAAGCAGTCGGGAGAATCATGCGTGAGACGGCGGGAAAGACCAACTCACCCCTGATTTTCGATATAGTCGATAGATGGTCTTTGTTTTACGCAATGTACAACAAGAGACTTGCATTCTATAGAAGGGCGGGATTCCAGTGCGGAGATTCTGAAGAAAATTCAGTCAAAAAGAGACCGCTCGAGGAGGGAAAGTGCGCTTTTATTTAAACATTCTTCTTACCGATGGCGATGTTTCCTGGTGCTGGATTCTCGACGACGACTGATGGGGCTGCACCTGCAGCAGTTGATGGCTGTGTGTTAGGCTGTAGTGTGGCTGGGGGAGGTGGAGTACCTCCTGTGTTTGAGCTATTTGCGTTTCCGCCGCTCATCTTACCCTTCACCATCGAATAAATCAGATATATTATAGGACATATTCCGAATAAGAATAACATAAATCCGTATGCATTCTTCTGTGTCTTTGTTGCGTTGGGGTCCTTCATCTTTTTAATAGGCACAACCCACCCAAGATAAATGTAACATGCAAATGATGCTACTATACACACAAACATAATCAGACCTGCAAATGCATCAGGGTTCTGAAAAGCTAGCATATCCATTCTACTTATTGTAAATATTTATTTTACTTCTGGGACCTCGGGAAGTTCGGGGACCTTGGGGGCCTTGGCAATTTTGGGAGATGCCTTGGGGACCTCGGGAACGGGCTGTGCTGTGGAGGGGTAGGGGATGTAATACACTTGGGGGTGCATAAGTTTCTCTGTGACTAAGCTGATCTTATCTGAAAATTCATCCAAATCAACTTCTGGTTTTTCTGGGAGTGGTGGAGGGGGTATCTTTGTGTACGCATAGTACGCATACACGAGAGGAGCTATTCCTAGAAGGATCTGGAGGAACCAACGCGATTTTGAATTTGAAAGTGATTTGTCATTCTTGTCGTGGGTGAAGAGTTCAAACATGGGGGTAAGGACCATAAACCAAATGTAAACACCAAGTAAAGCAAGTGTAGCCCACTTGACTTGGGGTGGATTAGACGAAAAGAAGTCACTTATCGTCATCTATTCTAATATAATACTTTTTTACTCTGACAAAACAAGCAAAAATACACCTGCAATAAAAACAAGGGCTAAATAGTTACACTCTGTATTTCCTGGGTTTTGTACTGAACTAGGGGTTTGGACAGTAACGACTCGCGGCGGGCCCATAGGGCCTGGGTCCCTCTCATCAAATGGCGCCATCGACAAGGTCACCATTCTATATTAATTATAAAGATTTTTTGGTGGGCTCGGGAAGTCTATAATCTCCTTCAGATAGACAGTTCTTTTTTCGTGTTCTTGCGTGGGCGTCCCCGGCCCCCTTTCTTGGGCTCCGAAACTCTCACCTCCTTTGTGTCCGACTGCGCATCAACACTCACAACGTCAGATATCGATTCGTCGTCGCGAATAATAGGACGGGTGCTCTGAGGCATACCTGGACCCATCATATTCATCAGCGAACCAAAGTCCATCCCAGGACCTGCCATCTCACGACGAGGGACATCAGATGGCATCATCTCCGGACCCGTCTGACTACGCTGGACAGCATCCATCATATTCCGAACAAGCTCTGGATTCTGCTTCATCACATTATTCATATTCGGCACAGCCGCCTTGAACATGCTGTTTGTCAAGTGGAACATCATTGCAGATCCGCCAACCATCATAATCAGCTTCACCTCAGGAGCCACATTCACCTTGGTCTTGTACTTGTTGTAGAGCTCCTCAAACACACCATCGTAGTCCTCGATATTCTCCATAGTGTTCTGAGACCACCCATTCAGCTCCAAATCAAAGGGATCGAACTTGTCGTTCAAAAACTCAAGGCCAGTCACCGCAGCCACCAGCATGCGTCGCTGAAACTTGATGGATCTGTCACACTCAATGGCGTAAATCATTCGCTTGTACTCAGTGCGAATCTCATCAATGTCTGAATAGATTGTCAACCGTGCTCCCGAGTTAATTCCCTTTTTAATTAATCTGCTGATTTTGTTCAGCAGGTCTGCCTTTTCATCCTCGATGGTCTTGTAGCCGTCACTGGGCACATTCGAGTTTCCTCCTTGGGGGGTGTAATCAGGAGGACCGTCCTCCTCATCCATCTCCTCGCCGCCGTCAAACTCCTCTGGGGGAGGAGGAGGCATGGCCGTCCGCTTCGTAGGGTTTGTAAAGAAATCAAGACCATCGTCAGGTTCAGCAGGAGCAGACTCTTGAGGAACTCTACGGCTGAACACAGATGGACGGGCCGGCTTTGGCTTTAAAGGAACACGCTTCTCAGGGAGTTCAAGCGAAATCTCATCCAAAAGAGCATTCTCAGAATCGTCCAATTTCAAGTTCTGGGCACCATCGACTATGCTGATGTCCATACTACTACTTTTAAAGAAAGGAACCTTATTTCTTTAACGCACTTCCAGGCTGAAAAATAATGTTCACTTATTTCAAAATGCCATCTGCGTACAAGGTTTCCAAACTGATAACACATGCAGTCATCATCGGTCTGCTGATTGTGGTTGTTGTGATGCTGTCCCGTCAAAGCAAAGCCTCTGGGTACGAGCCTGCCATGCTGCAGACAAGCCCAACTGGCAAAGCCGCCAGCGGCCCACAGTCTATTTTCGATTTAAGACCAAATTTGGAGTGCACTCCCGGCCCAGCTGAGCATGCTTCCTATTACACAAACGGACTCACTCCAGGGGGTCTGTGCGGTGACGGTGAGTTTGTAAAGAACCAGCTCCGCGAGTTTAACATTGAAAATGGTATCGGCGGATCTCTCCTTGAGAAGTAAATACCCCGCGAGTCCAAGTCCTTCAGACTTGAGATTAATTTTCGCTATTATTAATAGAAGATGAGTGGACTCACCATCGATAATGGGTGTGGAGGTGGTGGTGGAGTCGTAAATGTAAATCTGGGGAACGCAATCCCTCCCATGATTTACATTTCGAATGGAAACACAATAAACACTTTTTATGCTCTTTCTGCTGCAAATATTTACACAAACAATCTGTGGGCCATAAACATCTATGGTAACGGTGTAGGAATTACGGGTATTCAAGGGTCGAACATTCTCGGAAGTGTCCCCCTCGCAAACCTCGCCCTTTCCGTCAGTGTTAATTCACAACCAAACATTACATCACTCGGAACTCTCACAGGACTAAACATCCAAGGTCTGTTGATAGCATCAAACGGATCTGGAATTTCAAACATAAATGCATCAAATATTGTGGGTTCTGTTCCTATTGCAGGGTCAGTCACAAACCCCGCCCAACCCAACATCACCTCCCTAGGAACACTGACTGGTCTCACAGTGCAAGGACTAGCTGTCATCTCCAATGGTTCTGCAATTTCCAATTTAAATTCAGCAAATGTGGTGGGAACAGTTGGGACTGCGTACTCTGTGGTGAATGCGGCCCAACCAAATATTACAAGTGTAGGACAACTTAGCTATCTCTCTGTTGGTGGAACTTTGAGTGCAAACGCACACACAGGGAACGGGTACGGACTTTCCAACCTGAACGCATCCAATGTGTCCGGAACAGTCGGAACTGCTTATTCTGTGGTGACCCCTGCCCAACCCAATATAACCTCCGTAGGGACACTCACAGGTCTCAATGT